CCGAGGACGCAGGGAATGTTGAGTGGCCTTGGCGAGTACATAGGGAACGCAATTCGATGAAAAGAGCGAATCCAATCGTAAAAGGAAAAGACGCAGAGCAGTTGTTAGAGCATCCGCTGCTGCAAGAAGGTTTTGATTCAATTGAGAGGGATGTGGTTAACGCTTTGGCTTCTACCGGGCTTGTGTCTGGCGAATATGACGAGGCGTTAGAACTGGTGCGCACGCTCCAGGCAAACCGTCGATTGAAGAAAAAGCTGTGGGAATACGTTTCACACGGCAAATTGGAAGCCCGCGCCGAAGAACAGCGGGCAAAACAAAATAGAGGTCGTTGACCTCATAAAAGGAGAATGAAGTGGATACCCCGCAAACGGATTCTACAAATTCTGTCGACATCGCTACTGAACGCTTTATGCAGAGTTCTGTTTTTGATGACGAAGGAACAATCCAAGAAACAGAGGCGCAAGCCCCGGTTGAGGAAGACGCCGAAGTCGAAGAAGTAACAGACGAGCCAGAAGCAGAAGTAGAGGCTGTTGATGAAGACAGCGACCCACAAGAGGAAGTCGAAGAACCGGCATCCGAGGAAGACGAACAACAGGCATCTTTTGAAAGTTTGGCAGACTTTGCCGAGGCGCTAGACGTTCCCATTGAGGAACTTCTAACTACCGTGAAGGCGCAAATAAAAGTCGACGGCCAGACCGATGAGGTCACCCTGGACAGTCTGATACGAGATCACCAAAAAAGTAGACATTTTCTTAATAAGGCGAATCAGCTTGCCGAAGAACGCCGACAATTTGACGCGGAAGTCACGGAGAGACAACAGCAGTTTGAGTCTTCAAACGCTCAATCTGCATACATACTCAACACACTAACCGCCGGGATCACGCAGCAAATGCAAAGCCCAGCCATGAAGCAATTACGAACGTCGAACGTTGCAGAGTGGAACGCTAAACGCATTGGCTACGAGGATCAGTTGAAGGCTATTGAAAAGCTGAGATCAACCGCTGCTGCCCAATACGACGCGACGAAAGCGCAGATTGCCCAAGACCGTCAAACTCGCATTGCAGAGCAGCTTGTTCAAGAAGCTGAACGATTAGAAGAAGTGATACCGAACTGGAACGAGACAACCCGGAATGAAGTAACGTCGTTTCTGATGCAGGAACCTGACTACGCATTCACGCCGGAGCTTGTTAACAGCATCCACGACCATCGCTATGTGCGAATGGCTTGGGAGGCTATGCAGTATCGGAAGCAACTTGCCAGTGCAGACCAAGCGGTGAAAACCGTGAAGAAGGCACCCAAGGCGCTCACTCCGGGTAAACGTCAGACACCGAGAAGCAATCAGCAAAAGCAAGTTAAGGCACTTAGGGGCCAATTGCGCAAAAGCGGAGACGTAAAGGACGCAGCAGCATTATTAGAGAAAATTCTTTAGAGGAATCTAATCATGGCTCAGTCCACCAATACGCTAGATCGTTATGACCTAGCAACCAATGGAGATAATGCACGCGAGGATTTGCGTTAACGATAGCGCCATCGTGTAGCGATACACGTTGCAAATCTGGTGAATTGCTGGGAAGTCTCAACGAGATAATCAGCAGCCAAGCCCGAAAGGGAAGGTTCAACGATCATTCCGAAAGGAAGTAGGGTTAAGTAACCCGAAGCGCCAGACGCCTCCACGAGGTGATGAGATGATCTGATCTGTGTGGCGACATACAGCAGCCGACAGGCGGGAGCGGACTAACGATCCGTTTTGAACAAAAATGAATATCATTAGCGACATTTCTCCTACCGACACCCCCTTCCAATCATCAATTGGTCGGGATAAAGCAACCAACACATATACCGAATGGCTTATGGACAGCCTTGCTACAGCGTTAATTGGCGCTCCTGCTTAGGAATAGGCAGGCAAACAGACGGTGAACTCAGGGAACCTCTCAAGCAGACAATCCTGATCCAAGCCTCAATAGAGGAAGGTGCAACGATCATCCCGAAAGGGAGTAGGGCCAAGTGGCCCGAAGCGCCGTCTACCCAGACC